TATCAGCACATCTTTCCGCGGGTCTTGCCTTTAGTGGCAATACCGTCAGCGCGAGAAGAAGCAGAACCGCCAGAAGCCATCTTCTTGACTGCACCACCATGCCTCATGCTCATGTCGGAAACGTCTTTGTTCTCTTCGCTGTTCAAGCGAGCAGACCCTTTTGGGTAACCAAAATTGCTAGCCGCAGCTTTAGATTCATCGGGGGTCATTTTCTCGCCCATCTCTGGCCCCAACTCTGGTTTAGTTGACACTTTTGATTCGCCACGACGAGTAAGACCACGTTCCTTGTTTAAGAAATCGCGCAGGGACATGCCTGATCTTTCAAGCTCTTCTTTGGTAACAATCGGGTTACCTTTGCGATCTAGTTTACGTGTTTTCATGTCAACTCCTTAGCAGGCTTTGCCGCCCATATTCATCTTGACCATTGATCCTTTGGTTTTGCCTTTTGTGGCAACACCATCGCGGCTGGGGGCGGCTGTTTTAACTTTGCCCATTGCCATACCGCCACCAGCCATTTTCTTAGCAGGAGCGCCTTTTTTCTTGGCCATCATTGCCATGAAGCCGGGATTCATTTTGGAAGCCATAGTATCACCACCTTTAGAAAATTTGCGACCCTTGTCCGCAGTTGTAAAATCTTTGCCCACAGACTGCGGGACTCCTACTTTCTTAGCAAACGATGGCGAATTTGCAATCGCTGCCATGAAATTGTGTTGCTTCTTACTCGTCGATGGCATTACTTGCCCCCTGCGTACCAGTTAACAAGCTGAACTAAACCTGCGCCTACAACACTACTAGCCCCACCAACAAGCATTAAAACTTTCCAGCCACCACGAGCCTCGGACAAAGTTTTGTCAATAGCCGTCAACGTTGCCTGCATAGACTTCATGTTTTCTAACATCTTATCCATGTCATCTTGCAAATGCCGGATGTCAGACGCATGCGTAGCTAACTCACGGGCGGTTTGAATAGCATCTTCACTCATACCATTCGCCCTTTTGTCTTGCCTTTTGTAGCGCAGCCATCAGCCGCAGTCACATAGCCCCCATCCTTACAGTTCCACGCCCTCAAAGACTTATTGATCCTTGAATCCGGATCGTTGGCTGTCTTCTCGCTTGTCAATTTCTTCTTCATTCCACTCATCCTTGCACAGAAGGAGTCGCGGCGTGAGCCGCCCTCGGGTTGAGGACGTTTCAGTCCCGGTTTCCCGGGGTTTGCCGCGTTGTACGAGGCCCGTCCCTTGGCGTTCAAGCCGCCCTTCTCGGACTTCCCCTCTTTGCGAGTCCATGCTGGAGACTTAGCCATAGAAAACCACTGCCGTAGTTGCAGAACCGGATACAGTCACGTGTAAATCTGTCAGGCAAAGAACACCTTCACCGGGTATCACCACATTAAACGGAGTTCCCGCAGCGACTGTCGCAGTAGAAAATACCACTGTACCGCTTGCGCCGCCATCTCTTATTACCACAGTGCCTGCGGCAGAGCCGGGAGTTACAACAATACCTTTTAAACGGGTTCTACCATCAAAGGCAGTAGCCGTAGTTGATACGTAACTACTCTTTACGTCATATTGCATTGCCATTTTCTTGCTCCGGTTCTGGGGCTTCTAGCCTGTTTATGAGCATCTTGTACGCTTGGATTGTGGCTTGAGCCTGAGTCAAAAAGGTTCGAGCCTTCTGTGCTTCAGTCTCAAGTTCACTAATCTCAGTCTCCAAGAATTCCTTGGTGATCTGCATGTTAAGCCGCGCTAGAGCACATGATGAAGTAAGGCGTGCCGTCTGATGCCACGACTCTCAAAGTCTTAGCAATAGTGGCAGTGCTTGTTACAAACAAAGCTGCGGGGATGTTAAACAAGTTAGGAACAGTGCCTGTACCGCTGTTTGTAAAGCGAATGAATGACGTGTTAGTCCAAGTGCCGCCAGAAGCAAAGTCAGAGTCAGCTTGAATAACTGACAATGTACCGCCGGGGTTTGTGGACGTACCGCCCAAAGTAGCGCGAAGAGCGTTACCTGCGCCAGAGATAGTGCCAGAACCGTTGATGCTCAAGCTAAGGTGAGCACCGTTGATCGTGCCGCCTGTAGCGCCGCCAGCACCCGTTACGCGGGTCAAAGCACGGATAGTCTCACCAGAGCCAGTGGAAGTAAATTCCAAGCGGTTGTACGACAAACGTGTATCGCCAGTAGCGGCTGAAGTTGTAGCGTAGAACTCGGATACGTTGCCGGCAGTTGTTTCTGCAATAGGGCTAGCGGCTGTACCACCGATAAAACCATTGAGGGAAGATACTGGGCCGGAGAATGTGGTTAATGCCATGATTTTTACCTTACATGCAAGTTAGGCGTATCAATCTGCATGTCGTCAGCCGGGACTGTTTGATACACCGGAAGACCCGGATTAAAGGCAATATACACCAAAAGAAAAAGGGGCACAAGGCCCCTTTTAAAATATTTCCAAAGAAATATTAGGTTGAACCGGGTGAACCGAAGACACCCAATGGATCAGACCAGCCGAACGAATAACGCTCACGGGCCTTGTAACGAACGTTACCTGTGTCGAAGTCACCATCCATAGATGTGGACAACGCCATACGCTCGAAGTGCTTCAAGCCGTTAGGTACGTCAGTTGTCAAGAACCAAGCGTTTGTGTCGGTCAAGTAGTGGTTAATTGTGTAACCTTCAGGAATTGAACCGTTGTTCTTCAACGCGTTGATGTCGTTGTCAGCGGTACCAACACGGAGGTTAGTCTCGAGCAAACGAGTAGCAACGAACTGAAGTGCTGGAGGCACGATCAATTTCTTAGGTTTAGCAGCGATCAACAGGCCACGCTCATCAGTCCAAGCGGCGATCTGAATCACAGCGTTTTCCAACGATGTTTCATTCAAGTCAGCATTGGTTGAAGGACGATTGCTGTTAGTACCACCAGACACCAATGGGTGCGCTGTAGAGAACAGAGCAACACCATCACCACCAGCGTAAGCATTGCTGAAACCGTTGTTCAAGACGGATGCAGCTTTAACTTGCTTGGTGTAAGCCATAGCACGAGCCAAGCCCTTGGTGTAGCGAGCAGACAAGCTGTCGTACAAGTTATCTTCAACCGCTTCTTCAGTGATTGAGAAACCCAAGGCAATGGTTTCGTGGTTGTAGCGAGCCGTGAACGCTTCCTGCGCATTGTCATAAGCAATGGCTGAGCCCTCGTTCTTGACTGGAGCAGCAGAGAAGCCAGACAGTTTTGTCTCTTCTTCGAAGCTACGCTCAGATTTCTCTGTTTCGTAGAGTTCTTTGTGCTCTTCGCCGTAGGTAGCGTACTGCAAGCCAAACAAAGCGTTCAAGCCCGGGAGCAGCTCTTTAAGTAGTTGTGCGCGTGAAATAGCCATTTAAATAACTCCTTATGCGCCAGTGGCGGAATAGTAACCGTGCAAGCCTTGGTTCAATTTAACCAAGATTTCAGGATACTGAGTGAACACCACGGTCGATGTGTAAACACCAGAATTCAGTGTGAATGTAGCGGCTTGGTTTAGCACAACAGAAGTTGCGCCTGCGGCGGCTGCGGTATCCACGAAAGAACCTGTCTGTGCAATTTGACCGTTTGTGGTCAACACAGAAACGTCCGTACCAACTGGCAATGCAAAAGGCAAAGCACTGACGGTCAGGGTAGTTGTACCCGTACTGAAAGTAGCTGTACCCAACGAAACTGCCGTATCCGCAACAACACCAACCATACGCAAAGGCAGTGTAGTAGTTACAGGGGTGTTAGTTGGAGCCAAAACTGCGTTCTTGGAATTGCCAGTGTTTGTGTTGCCGGTATTGTCAATAGCTGACAGGTTAGTGCCAATCATTGCCAATGCGCCGGAAGCGACAGTAGTGCCAGAAGAACAAACAACAGCCTTGAACACAGCATCAGGATCATCCAAAACATAGGCTTGGCAGTCACCGGCAGCGGTGTTTGCGGGCCAATATTGCGAGAACTGCTTTTGCTTTGTTACAGGGTTAGTGAATGTGCAACCCAAGAAAATACCGACAGTCTGGTTAAGAGTGTCGCCGGTAGAAACTGTGGCACGTGTGGCAAAGCCACGGGCTAGAACAACAAAATCGCCGTAGAAGATGTCAGTCGCGTAACCGTACTGGATGTTGTACATGCGGGTAGAACCAGCAAATACTTGACCTCCAATTAGATTCTGCGGCAACAGCCCGTACGGAGCTGATACAACGGGATAAGCCATAAAGACTCCTATAAATTATTTAGAACCAGAACCAAATCCTTGTCCGCGACTTGATGTTGACTTGCGGTCAGCAAACAAGGGCATCCGAGGGTCATTATTTCGCATGAAATGATTGTCAACTGAATCCATCTGGTTTTGAGCTTGATTGTTGTAATACTCAGCACGCGCTTGGACGCGTTCCTTGGGAGCCTTGCAAAGCATCAGCCCACCAATTTCCACATTGCCGCTTGCGTTGTTACCAAACAAAGCCAATTCCGGATGATCCACTGCTTTCACCGGCTCATAACCATCGCGCATCTGTAAGGACACGTTGTTGGCTAGTGGCTGACCTAGCACATGAGTCGCTACCCAGCGAAACGTGTAATCTGGATCAGGTGTCGGATCGGGCAGGTTGCTCGGCGGTACGTATACTGCACGAACAGATTTATCGCGTGACTTAGTGTCACGATTTGATCGGTCAATTGTTTCAGCCATTTCAGTTCTCCAGTTTCGCTACTTGTGCAGCATATTGCTGCGGGGTTAAACCAAATTTTTTCGCTAACGCTACTTGCGTTTGAGTTAGCTTAATTTTTCCTGCACTCGTAGAACGAGATACAGAGGCAACCACTGTCGTAGGTCGCTTTTGAGCCTCACCAGACCTTGGCTTGTCTTCGCTCCGACCAAATAGATCAGGAAACGTTGACTTCATGCGACCATCAATTTGGTCGAAATATTCAGCAGAGCGGGGATCCACTCCGTTTGTGACTAGTTTTTGATGCAGCCCTAGTGCGTAGCTGGTGTATTCTTCAAACCCTTGCTGTCCGAACCACTGGTTTTTTGCCTGCCAGCGCAGAGTTTTTTCGTCCGGTTCAGCCCTTGAAGGCTGGGTTTGTTGTGTTTGTACCTCAAAATTTTCTTCCTGTAAAGGGGTAGGACGAAAATTCTTTACTTGTTCTGCACGAATCTTTGCGTCCATCACAGCTTCTTGGGCTTCAATGATGGCATCCGTGTCAAACGATTCTTGTGCAGCCTTAAGCTTAGCGCGAGCTTCTTTTAACTCAAACTCAGCTTTGCCTTTAGCGCCCTCAATGACAGCTTCCTGTCCTGTGTAGACGTTTTGCTTGAGGCGTTTGTTCTCCTCAATCAACTGCTGTGCAAGACGCTCAAGCTCCTGCTTCTCACGCATTGTGGCTTCTTTGACACGGCGCTCGTCATGACGGGCGTGGGTCAACTCTTTAATGCGTCCCTTGACTTTGTCAGAATAGGACTCAATTTCTTCATCGGTCGGATCAAGCACTTCACGGTCAAGGGGCTTGCGGCCTCTGTCGCGCTCGGGCGTGTCGTCTTCAATTTCAATCTCTACTTCTTCAGCCCCTTCAATTTCAAACTCAACCTCATTGGTTTTCTTGTCTTCAATTTCGTCGGGGAACTTGTACTGTTCAGCCATATTCTTCCTTTCAAGCGCGGGTTAAGCCGCGAGGGTCTTGCACAACAGCATCAACTTGGTCGTCGTTGATGAGACGGAACTCCTTGCCAAAGATCTTGAATCTTGTGCCGGAGTAAGTACGTACTAACACGAAGTCGCCTTCTTTACACCATGCTCCGTTGGGAAACTTGGCGGTGTCGTTGTACGCATCGGGGCCAACTTTCAAAACAAACAACACAGTGGTTGCTGTTTCTTCTTGGCGCATGCTTTCAATGGGTCGGACTAAGTCCAAACTTGTACCATCCACTCGTTCAGAGATGTCGGGCACCGCGCAAAGAATCTTCCAACCCGTTGGGATAGGAAGTTGCGTGGCCTTCATCTCGTCGTTAGCTTCGGCTTCAGGAGCATCCAGAGGCTGGATGGGTTCAGGCAGTGCAAAAGCACCGGGGGAAAGATCAATGTCACTCATTGGATTCTTCAACTTTCTGTGCAAGGTCAAGTAGATAACGCTCTGCGAGGGCTAGACCCTGAATAATCCCGCAGAGTTTTTGGTACTCTTCAAAAGTACGGCATGAACCACCCGCCAAGTCATCGGCATAGTTGTTCATGTCAGTGCGTATTTTTTCACGTAATACGCGTACGAAGTCTTGGATCATGATTTAGGCTCACGTTGTTTGCTGCTGTTTGAGAGCGCAGCAGTACGCGCTTGTAAAGCCATTTCAGCCTTATTTTTTGCGATGTCAGCACCCATCTGGATACCAGCACGTTCTTGTTCAAACTGTTGCTTGAATTCGCTCTCTTTGATTTGCGCACCTGTGCGAAGAGCTTCCAACTCCAGTTTGCCGCTGACTTCTTGCTCTTTCAGAGCCTGTGCGTCGGCCTTGGCAGCAGCGTCCATCATGATCTTTTGTTTCTTCAACTCTAGCTCTTGGCCTTTGAGTTGGAGTTCCTGCATCTGCAACTGCATGACTGGGTCTTGCATCTGTT